CACGACAAAGAAAAGTCCAGTTAAATATATCCAAAGGTAAAGAGTCAGAGAATGATTATGCCAGAAACATGACAGTTGCTGGCTTGTTACCTTTATCAAAAGCAATACAAAACTTTATTGATAGGTCTTGGAGAGGAACACCAGGACCGAAAGCTGTTGCTGCTGTTAAATTGTCAGAGTTTCCTGATATTGATGTTGTTAGCTTTATCGCAATCAAAGGTATCTTTGATGGTGCTTCTCAAATTAAAACTGCAACTCAAACTGCTATACAAATAGGACATCTGTTAGAAGATGAACTTAGGTTTAGTGTCTTTGAACAGGAAGATGAGAAACATTTTTCTAATGTAAAAAAACATATAACTGATACAGCACATCCTAGATACAGAAGAAATATGATGATAGGTCATATGAGAAACAGAGGTTTTGTTTTTAAGTCTTGGAGTAAAGAAGATAAGTTGCGTGTAGGTATGAAGCTTATAGATTTAACAATTCATTCTGTTGGTATGGTCAAACTTGCAACTATCAGGTCAGGAAAAATTATGAAAACTTATATTGAATTTACAAAAAGTGCTATGGATTGGATAAAAAAACAAAGAAAGAATAGGTTTGCAAGCTATCCAATTTATATGCCTTGTCTTGAAACACCAAAAGATTATATAAAAGCTACTGATAGTGGTTATCACAGTCAAAGATTAAGACACGTTAAGGCAATAAAATCTAAGGATCTTGATTACTTACAAGAAGTATCAGAAAAAAAACCAACAGCATTTTTTGCAGCGTTAAATGCTCTACAACATACGAAGTGGGAAACAAATATAAATGTTCTTGAAATTGCTCAAAGTTGTTGGGATAGAGGTATAGAAGTTGGATGTTTGATTGATGCTGAAACATTACCACTACCTCCTAAGCCACATGATATTGATACTAATGAAGATGAGAAATTAAAATGGAGAAAAGCTGCAAGTTTAATACATGATCAAAATGCTCACGATAGAGCTAAACGATTTCAATGTTTATCTTTGTTAGATACTGCACTGTATTACAAGGAAGAAACTTTCTTTCATGTTGTCCAGGCTGATTTTACTGGTCGTATTTATTATGCTGCCAGTGTATTTAATCCACAGGGTAATGACCTTGCTAGAGCTTTGCATAGATTTGCTGAAGGCAAGCCTATAAAGAATGAAGAAGCAAAAAACTGGCTTGGTATTGCAGGTGCTAACAACTGGGGTATGAGTCGTTGTAGCTATGAAGAAAGAATAGAGTGGGCTAATACAGAAGGAGCAGCACTGGCAAGACAAGTGGCTAGTAGTCCAGAAGCAACTGTTAGTTTATGGAGTAAAGCAGAAGAGCCATTTCAATTTGTTAGTTGGTGTATTGAATGGAGTGGAATGTTAGATGAAGGTTATGGTTTTATATCAAAGCATCCTGTCTTATTAGATGGTAGTAACAATGGCTATCAACATTTTGCAGCCATGACTTGTGATCAAGAACTTGCAGGTAAAGTAAATCTTATCAAGTCAGATAAGATACAAGATTTATATAACGAAGTAAAAGCAGAATTGCTATCAAGTCTTGCTGATAGTGAAGATCCTTTGGCTACAGATTGGTTGAAATATCAAGAAGTTATAACAAGAAAGCTGGTAAAAAAACCAATAATGATGATTCCTTACAGTGGTACTTTGTATGGAATTACTCATGCAATAGAAGATTATTTATATCATCAGAATTTACAGTTGGATTGGATGACAGATGACTTTGCACATAATTATTTTTTGGCAAAAAAAATTGTAGAAACTGTTAAAAAAGTATGTCCAAAGTCTTCAATTATAATGCAATATCTAACAGACGTTGCAAAATGTTTTGGTAGTGAAAGTAAAATAATGAAGTGGAATACACCTTCTAAGTTTTATGTTAATCAGAATTATTACAAGCTTAATAGTAAACGTGTAAAGACTAAAATCGGTACTAGCACTGTAAGGTTGTCACTTACTGATGTAACAAGTGAAGTTGATAAAAGAAAAACAAGTATTAGTTTTGCTAGTAATTTTGTTCACAGTTTAGATGCTGCTAATGTACATTTAGCATTACATAAAAGTAAACAGAAAGGTCTTACAAACTTTACAACTATCCATGATTGTTTTGGTTCTACTGCTGCTGACATCCAAGAATTTATATCCTGTGTTAAAGAATCTTTTGTAGAAATGTACACTGATAATCTGTTAGATAATTTATATGACCAAGCTGTAGAACAATTAGACAAACCACAAAAATTACCAATACCACCAATACTAGGTGATTTTAATATCTGTGAAGTTTTATTAGCACCTTATGTATTTAGCTGACAAAAGGATGACAGATAAAAAATGTACGGTAACATCATGAATACGTCCAACATGGACGATCTTAAAAGAAACTACAAACGAAATTTCCAAATGGCTAAGTCAGAAATTATCAACATCACGACACCAGTGTGTCTATTTCAATTCGCATGGTTAGTAGAACCAGATACTAAGTTTGATGCTTCTGGCATCTGGCAGGTTGAATGTCTTATAGAACCAGAGAAGGCAGCACAAACAGAGCAACAGCTAACAGACTTACTTGATAGATGGAAGGCACAGTTAAAAGCTGAAGCTCCAAGCAAAAAGTTTAAGCTTGCTCCTTTACCTTGGTCTTATGAAGAGATCAACAACACTCCTTACTTCAGAATAAAAACCAAGATGAAAGGTGGTGGTGTAAGAGCAGACGGTACGCAATGGAAACAAAGACCTCCTGTTTTATATAACGCACAAGGTAAACCAATGTCTGAAGATGAAAGACAAAAGGTAAACAAGTGTGGTCCTGGTACAACTGGTCAGGTCAACATGAGATGTAGTGGTTGGGAAACAGCAGCCTTTGGTGTTGGTATTAAGATCCAACCCGAAGCTGTCATTATTAAAAGTCACGTTGAGTATGCCAAAACAGCCGAAAGCTACGGTTTTGAAACCGAAGAAGCAACCGAAGAGGAAGCCCCAAAGGTCTCAGGTTTTGAAACAGTCTCATCAGGGAGTGAATTTTAGAAGTAAATTTGAAGCTACAATAGCTAAAAGTTTAAACGCAAATAAAATTCCCTATGACTATGAAAAAATTGATCTTGAATACTGCATCATCGGGTCTTACAAACCTGACTTCATCTTTAAAAACTTTATCGTTGAAGCCAAAGGTTACTTCTCTCCTGAGGACAGAAGAAAGATGCTTGCAGTTAAGGAGAAACATCCCAGTTTAGATATACGTTTCTGTTTTCAGAACGCAAAAACAAAACTAAGTCGTGGCAAAAAGAGAAGCCTTACCTATGCTCAATGGGCAGAACGTCATGGGTTTCTCTGGAGTCATGGCTCCATCCCAGAAGAATGGCATGAACGACAAGAGTAAATATGTAAGAAAAACTAGCTGCTCTGAATGTGGCAGCAAAGATAACATGGCTATCTATGACGATGGGCATGGTTATTGTTTCGGTTGTGGTCATACCTATCAACCACCAAAAGATAAACCCAGAAAGTCTTTTATTAAAACAGTGAAGAAACCTTTATTAAAATTTGTCAACCCAGAAGCATTGCCGAAGCGTGGTCTTACAAAAGAAACCTGTGAAATGTTTGGCTATGGAATATCAGAACATAATGGTCAACCTGTACAAGTAGCTACATATGAAGACAAGTTAGGTAGGCAAGCTGCACAGCACATTAGATTTTTTAACAAAAAATTTATTTGGCTTGGTGATGTAACGGAATTACAACTATGGGGTCAAAGGCTTTGGCGACAACAGAATACAGGTAATATGTTTGTCACCATCACAGAAGGAGAGATAGATTGTATGTCTGTTTCTCAGGCACAAGGTAACAAGTTTCCTGTGGTAAGTTTGCCTTCTGGATCACAATCGGCTAACAAGTACTTAGCAGCAAATTTAAAATGGTTATCTCAATTTGTACGAATAGTTCTTTGTTTTGACAGTGACGAGCCTGGCATGGCTGCTGCCGAAAAAGCAATTAAAATCTTACCTGCTGGCAAGGCAGCTATATGTAGACTCCCTAGAAAAGACGCTAATGAAATGCTCCTCGCAGGAGAAGGGGATGAACTTAGAAAACTCTTATTCCAAGCAACACCTGTTAGACCAGATGGAATACTTAACGCCAGTAACCTCTGGGAAGAACTAACAAAGAAAGGATCTAACAGCGTCTGTCCTTTTCCATACCCAATGCTTGATCAGTTTACAAAAGGCTTTCGTAAAAGCCAGATGATAACGATAGCAGCAGGTAGTGGTACAGGTAAGTCAACTATATGTAGAGAACTAGCACATCACTTTCTTAAGAATAAACTGACTGTTGGTTACATTGCACTGGAAGAGAGTGTACAAAGAACAATGCAGGGGATACTCGGTGTAGAGATGAATAAACCCCTGCACCTTGAGGATAATGTAGAAGAAACAGAAGGGTTGAAACAATCTTTTGACAGGTTGTTTGGTACAGAAAAACTATTCTTATATGATCACTTCGGATCTATGGACCCTGACAGGTTGATAGAACAGATCACTTACCTTGCAACAGCAGAAGGTGTAGACGTAGTGATATTGGATCATCTAACAATAGTAGTCTCAGGTAT